ATTATTCTTCTTCCTCTTGATCTTCTTGTGGTTCTTCTTCAACTTCTTGCTCACTTTCACCAAACATGTCTGCAGCTACAATAGGTCTAGCAAGATCTATTCTTTCAGCAGCTTTTGAATATAAAGAGCCTTTAATGGCATCAGAAACTTCAGAAGGAGATGCGTTTTGAGCAATCAAATCGATAATACTATCCATGAAATGTTATGTTATTATATTTTATATTTATATCTCTGCCTTTTTGGTGTCCTTTTGCATCTGGGCATTCGTTGCTGCTGCTTGTGCATCGATGTCTGGTTCTGCAGGAACTTCTCCCATTCCCATTCCATCAGCACCCATTGCCATTGGGTCCATTCCCATATCACCACCAGGTAATGGTTCTCCCGTAATTGGATCTACACTTCCAGGAGCTGGGATAACACCCTTATTGATTTCATCTTCAATCTGCTCATCAATCTCAATGATTTCAGAATCAGTTTGACGAAGCACTTTCTTTCTTACATATTCTGTAGAGAAATACTTTCCAATGTAAGGTTCGATAGTGGCAAGATTGCCAAGTCTGCTCTGAAGCATTTCAGATTCTTTCAGTTCTGCAAACTGGTTGTCATAGAGGAAGTCATACTGAATATGGTCAGACATAATCTCCCAATCTTCGGGAGTTACAATATTCTTGAGAATCAGTTGAGTTCTCAGCATATCGTTAAACATCTGAGCAAATCTCTTTCTCAGACGACCGACAAACTTAGCAAACTTGAGTTCGTCTCTCAGAATCTCAGAAGAACGACCAAGGTTGAAACCACCATCAGCAGCGATTCTTGACTCAGGAACTCCAAGAGATCTGTAAAGTTTCTTTTGGAAGTATTCAATATCAGAAAGCTCTCCTAAGTTTTGTCCACCAGGAAGTGTTGTGATTTCTGTGCCACGACCACCTTCTCTTCTGGGTAACCAGAAGTCTTCCATCATGGACATAAACTTACGGTCATCACGGACTTCTCCCGTGTTTGCATCATAAGCAAGTTTATTTCTGTAGCGAGACATTACGTCTCTCAGATATTGCTCTGCCTTTACCTTAGGAAGATTGCCAACATCAATGTAGAAGATTCTTCTTTCTGGTGCTCTACTCAAACGGTAGATAACAAGAGAATCCTCAATCATTCTCAGTTGATTGAGAGACTTGATTGCTTTGTGAAGATATGAAAGAACTGTGCCCTTATTTCTATCAATAAGACCAGAGCTGCAATATGTGACTGAATCTTTGGCGATTTTTACAGAACCCTTCTTAGATGAAGAAGAATTCATTACACCAATAGGATAGTTTGGTGTTGGGGTATAGACGAAATATTCATCCAACTCTGGCTCCACAGTTGGAGTATCCTGTTGACCTAATGATTGTCTAGCACCAAGGATTCTAACGTCAGTCCTTGGGTCTTTTTTCTTTTCCTTACGAATAAACTTCATCTTCATTGGGTCAATATATCTCAGGTCTTGGATACCTGCCTGAGGATTCTTGACATCAATGACTTTCAAATAATAAAGTCTTCCGTCAACATACCAGTTTCTGAAGATTTCATGACACTTCCTGTCGAAGTCCATGATTTCTTTGAGATATTTGAATTCTTGTCTGATTACTGCTTTGAGTCTATCACTAGCATTTAAGTTGGATAACTCAATCTCAACAGGAGAATCATAAAGGTCACTAACGATGGCTTCATTCACAACATCTTCGATAGCACCATCACACTCAGGGTGAAGTGCCATCTCACGATATCTTTTAATCAAATCGTGTTCAGTGCGAAAAACACCTTCGATATCAACATAGTGACCATAAAAACCACTAGCAATATAATTATCAACCCCGTCCTCATTGGTTTGAGGAACGGGGGATACTACCGAAGGTGATTTATTTTGACCATCATCAATAGAAAAACCAAAAAGTTTTGCCATCGTATAAACTATCTACTTATTATGGACTATTTAGTTAATGTCTTCGCCGCCTGCATTAGCACCACTACCTCTGACTGCTTCCCACCAGAGAACTTGCAACTCAACGGTAAACTCTTGAATACCTTGAGCATCATATGAAAGTTCGATAGGTGCAACTGCAGTTGGGAAAATATCATAGAAGTGATACTTTCTCAGAGTGTCACCGTTACGGTCAAGTTGGTAGATGTAAGCATCTGCCTGATAATCTGCTGGGTTGGTGAGACCAGTGTTATCTGAAACTCTATTCATCGTATTCATCCACTTTTCGAAAGCAGAGCGAATAGAGAAGTCGGTATCGTTGATAACTGTGATTGTCCAAGTATCAAAGGTTCTGTCTCCAGCAACCTTAAGGACTCTTCCTCTAAAAGGAACTTCGATAGGTGCTACGTTTGAAGCAGGAAGGTTTGCTGCCTTAACAAGGAAACGTGCCTTGTTAAGGATATCATTCAAACCATCAACACTTACTGCAGAAGGAAAAGCAAGCTCAACCTCAAAGAGATTGGAGCGAGCACCGCCACCAGTCAGTTTGCTCTTAAAATCAGTAATCTTTCTTAGTGGGGGTGGATTAAGTTGATTTCTAGTTGCCATTGTTCTTTATACCTCTAAGGTTGATTAAACATTACCAATTACTTCATCAAACGAAACACCAGTTCTGGTGGCAACAAACGTAAGACCGATGAAGTTAATCGATCTGTTTGGTTTGATAAAGATGTCAGCAACAAACTCATTGTTGTCGATGACTGCAGCAGTGTTGTTTGTTTCATCGCAAACAACGACATAATCAAAGATTCCTCTCTTCGCTTGGACATCACGAAGGAATGGCTCAATGATGTTTACAAAGTTAGTTCTTGTAATCTCATCATTGAACTCAAAGAGTTGGTCTCTGGCAGCAGCAGAGATTGCTTGCTCCAGATAGATGAAGAGGCGACGGACGTTGATTCTATCAAATGCCGATGCCTTACCAAATCCAGTCTTATCACCGAAGAGGACGATTCCATCACCAGGCGAGAAGATGACTGGGTTGATTCTGTTAGAATACAACTTGTCTCTTTGTGCCTTGGTTGGATTGTAAGCAAGTTTTACAGCACTCAAGATGGAGCCTCTTTGTGTTCCTGCTGGTGAGAACCATGGGAAGTTATTGAGGTCATTTCTTGCACATGTGCCAGCAATGTCGCCATTCAGAGGGACATAACGGAAGGTGTCGCTGAATCTGTCATACATGTACTTGTATCCGCTATCGAATACTGCATATGTTGAAGAAGCAACTCCAGAGTAGAAGTCAATAACGTTATCTGTGATGGTAGCATCAGAGTTGACAGTTACACTACCAACAGCGCTATCATTCAAGAATGCCAGTCTGTATGGTGAGATGAATGCCAGAGCATCTTTTCTCTCTTCTGCAACTGCAATCAGTTTGTTTGCTAATTCTCTTGCATCTTCCAGAGCATAGTTGGCAGAACCCATGAGCAAGAAGTCGATATCATAGTTATCGGTATTCTCAAAGAGTTCGTAACCAGTTCTCAGATTTGCGAGAGTAGCAGTGAATGCTCCGCTAGCACCTTTGTCTTCCGTGCCATCATAGTTTTTACCACCACCAAGAGTGAGGGTGGAAGATCCAGCAGCACCAAAGGTGATACCCTGTGCATTTTGGTCCCAACCAGTATCGGTCTCAAGAGTAAAGTCTGCACTGTAACCAGTTGTCGTGATTCCTGCAGGTGCTCCACCACCAAATACTGTGGTTGAAACATTAGCAAGATACTTTCTCCAATAAGAAGTGCTTCCTACTGAATACTCAGCATCTTTTGCTTTTGAAAGTGAAACGTGCTTCTCAAGAATAGTGCCAGCGTTACCGCTAACTTTTCCTTGGTCATCGATGACGACTACGTGGATTTCGTCGAATCTTGAGTCTCTTGAAGCTGCATACTGTGAAGTGCCAGGTCTGTCTGCAAGAGTATTCCAATACAGAGTAGATCCAGTCAGAGAGATTGTTTGAGCATCAAACCAATCAGATTGTCCAGTGTATGAGGTTGTCAGACCTGCAGTTGTCTGTCCAGCAGTGTGGATAGCAACATTACCGGAGTTTGAGAAAGCATATGCGCTTCCTGGCTGATAATCTTTATCGGTTACTGTGCCAGCAGCAGATACGTGTGAAAGGACTTTAACAGAAATGCTTGTCCCATCAACTTCTGTGATGATACCCTTCAGGTGACCATCGAGAGTGACTCTGGTGCCGCTTGAGCTGTCTACTCTTCCAGAAACAGATTGGGTTACACCCATTCCAACTGCGAGTGATGGGAAAGCATCAGCAGTGCTAACACCAGTAAGCACTTGGTCTGCCTTTCCGTCAATGATTGCAACCTTAACTCCATTTGCCCAAGATCCTGGGTTTCTGGATGCAAAGGTTACTCCAGTGATGGTGCTCTCGTCATAACCAAGTTGATTGTAGTGATCAAGACTCTTAATCTTGATGCTGCTTGCTGTCCCTACAAATGCGTTTTTGAGGTCGTCGTCGTCCGCTCTGACGACTCTCATGTCTCCACCGTAAGCGAGGTAGGATGATGCTACCATCCAATGCTCATAGTGCTTATCAGTGGTAGATGGCTCTCCAAAATTCTTAAGAAGGTCGGATTCATTACCAACTAAAACAGGAACTTCGACAGGTCCTTTTTCAAATGGTGCTACAAGGGCACCGACACCACCGCTAGTAGCATCAACTCTACCTACGGTTAGGTCAACCTCTCTTACTACAATTCCAGGAGATGCTAAATTAAGTGGCATCTTTATTCTCCTACAAGTCCAGGATTAATCTGAAA